TCAAATCTCCTGACATCTCCTTGAGCAAGCGCATATATTGAGGAATACCAGCCCCATCGTTTGCCGAATTGCGCTTGTTCGCTAAAGTCAGAGTCTGCTGATTCTCCTCCAAATAAGTCAGCGTACTTTTCAGCAACTCGTTGCCTAAACGATAAAAAAAAACCCTTGAGGCAAGCACCACATCAATAGGCGCATCAAGCATTTTCTCTGCATACCAATCAGACCCCTCATAGGATTCAATAGTATATTTATCTTTTAGCTTTAGTTTAATTGGTCTGTACATTACTGCCATAGAGCGATGCAAATCTCTCCAGTCTGTGATATAATTATCTAAATCCATATACTCGCCTTGTGTAATATCATCAAGGTTAGGAATGAATCCGTATTCAACCCCATCTAAAACAAATCTATTTTTAAACGGTGGTATCTTTTCAAATAAGCTATTTATTGTATTTACAATTTCAACGATTTGCTTTCGTTTAAACTGGCTTACATATTTTAATTTAACATTGCAGAATATCTCTATCATTTTGTGATGCACAAAATCAGACTCTTCATTCTGCTCTGCGATATTCATAAATTTTTGATACTGAGATAGCTTAATCTCGCTTAAATCAGTCGGTATCGTTATTGCTAACTTCATAATTGATAAACGTTAATTGTGATTTTTTGTTATTAGTAGACGAAATACTGCCCTTTGTTGGGATTAGATAGGTGGTAGAATACGTTGTAACGTATGGCATCAAGTGCGTGATTGTAGTTGTCAATGACCAGTCCAGACTTCTTGTCTGAGTAGATGTAGTTGTTAAGTTCTTTTGCAATGTTTTGGCTATTAGGTTCTAAAACTATTTCAAAGTCTTGCATCAATGCTAGTCCAGCCGTGATACTTCCAGCTCCTTTTTCTGTTGCTATGATATTACAACGTTGGCTTTGAAGCTCTGCAATTAGTCTAGGCTCTGCGGAATCTGCTACAATTAAACCGCCTCCGCAAACCTGCTTGTTAATAACTGCAATCTCTGAGGTTGTTAGCTTTGGTTTATAGAGATGCTCCTTGACATAAATCTTTCGTTTGCTTTTATCAATGGCTACCTCTACCAATGTAGTCGGATCAATAGAGAATCCAAAGTCTTGCCCAAATGATGTCTGTAAATTATCAGGATTAAAATTACCGAATGACCAATTAGTAAATACGACACCCTCTGCTTTGTCTAGCCAACCGCCTAGAATCTGGTGCTGGAATTTCTTTTTGTTGTGGTCTCTAAGCGTTTCAATTTGAGTGATGAACGAATCACTTAGATTCTCTTTGTTGTCTAGGTAGGTGGTATGTATGTAGGTTGTATCGTGCTTGGTTACAGATGAGCCAGCCTCCACTCCTTTCGATTCAAAGAATCTTTGATAGATAAAATGTTCCTTTGTGGTAGGGTTTAAAATCAGGATTACTCTGTTCTGCTTTGTGTTATGCCTAACAGACAAATCAATCTTATCAAATACATCCTCATCGACTAGCTCTTCTGCTTCATCCAAGACAAAGGTTGTCACACCACTCAAGGATTTTAGATTTGCGGTTTGTGTACCCGATGAAGTTTTGATTCCTTTGAATAGAATCTTGGACTTCGTGCGGTTATTTACAATTTCATCCTTTGTGATTGTAAAGTCTTGCTCAAGTCCAGCCATTTCTATTTTCTCAACGAACTCTGGGATAATTGAGATGTGAGCCGAAACTAAAGTGTACCTAGTAAATAATATAACGTGTCCAACTTCGTACGTTAGAAGCAAAAGGAATGAGTTTAGGGCAAATGATTTCCCTGATCCACGACCTCCAGTTATAACGTAATACCTTGAATCGCTTACAAAAAGCGGTATATATTTTTTATTAAGTTCTATCACTTAAAGTTTACGATGTCTTTTAAATCGAAATCGTTGATTGTGTGCGTTGTATTTTGGTCTATTACCTGCTTCGGCATACCATAACGATACTGAAGCCAAACTTTCATAGCGTTTGTATCTCCATCGGTTATCTTTTCGCTTAGCTTAATCCATACCGTTTCAGGCAAACAAACTGCATCCATTGTATCAATCAATGAAAGCACTTCATCTTTCTTCATTCGACCTGAATTTGGTCTAGCTCCTCCGTGTTTCTTTTTCTCTTCCATTTTGAAAAAACTTGAAATCCAAGTTACTCGAACTCGTTATAAACTTTACGCAATTGCCCTAACATATCTCTCCAGCAAGATGGACAAGATGAATCCACAAAAGGAGTATTAAATACCGCTAGATAAATTGCTTGAAGTTCACGTTGAACTTTTAAACTCAATGTGTTTTGATTCGTGCCAAAGAAGTCTTTTAGATAAATGTAGTCCTCTTCGCTCAAGCAGTTTGGTTTTTTGTAAGGAAATAAAGCATTTAGCTTTGCCTTGCGTTCATCGCATCCGCAATCCCAGTCTAATGCTTTTGAGAGTGCCTTCACTCCTTGCTTGATTCCAGTTGCTTCGGTTATTGCTTCGATTGTATCGCCTAAGCCTTTCGATTTTCTTTTTGCCATTGTTTTAATTTTTGTTTACAACGCTGAATCGTTTCAAATATGTTCATTAATGAAATACCTGAATCTTTTGACATTTTGCGCATTGATACATTAGTTGTTATATAAAGTAAATACATCTTTTTGTCGTACCAGTCCCATGTATTAATATAATCCATGTACGGTTTGACAAACTCATTGACCTCTTCAAGGTAATTATCTTCTTTTAACGAGTATTCTATTTCCTGCGTTATCTCTATCTTATCTACTTTCTTTCGGTGCAGATCCATTGTCAGGCTTCGCAGGGTAAAATAAAAATAAGCTTCGTTTATTGCCTTACCGTGTACCCGAATGTATGCCTCTTGGACTATGTCCTCTGCATAGTTTTTTTCTCCGAACCCCTCTACAATTTTAATCCAATGCTTGTGTCGTGAGTAAATCTTATGCATCCAACTGGTAAAGCTCCTTTTTAACTGCTTGGTAGAAATTTAATAAATTATCCTCGCTTCCATCAAGATGCCCGATGAATAATTCAATCGAATACAAAGCACACGAGATGGCTCTTTCTTTAGATCCGCAGAAAAAAAGGTAATTATTAACTAAACTATTTGCTTGCTCTTTTGCATTCATTGGTTCTTTCGTATTTTCTTTGCCTTCTGTGCGACTTTAAATGCTAAGTAGAATATAACCACCAACTCAAACAAAACAAAGCCTACAATCGCAGTAATTAAATTATCCATTGAATTTTTCAAGCTCGTGCTGAAGATACCATAAAGCCTTTTCTAAATCTTGTTTTTTGTTGTCTTTCTTATTTGCTCGCAAGATATACTTTATTGCGTTACCTAGCGAAAAGTTTAATTCGTAGGCTTCAATTATATCTATTGCCTCAAATCCTTTCGCCTTATAATGAGCAGGGGAATTCACTAAGTCGTTCATAATCACAAAGTTTAAAGAATTATTTAATTAAAGTCAATGTTTAATCCATAATTTTTCATTAAGATACACAACTGGGTATTTAATCCCTGCGCTCTGGTCTGATCCATTATTTCCATTGCCATACCAATCCTGAAAAAATCTACCATTAATTTACCTGCTTGAAAGTACTGGTCACTCACATCGGTGTTAGGATCGCCTTGATAAAGTTTTTGTTCTAGCCTGAGTAAGTCTTGAAGCAATCCGTTTGATTTGCTTTTAAGTAATTGCTGATTAAATACGCTTGGTCTAAAATCGTTTTCTATGTGGTCAATTAATGCGTTTAGCAATCCGCAATAAATCACTATCGTTTCTCGCTCTGTTAGTTTATTTGCCATAAGTTTCGTTGTAATATTGTTCAAATCTTGAAGGCAAACTATCGTCAAAAAATATTTGACTTGTATAAAATCCAAGCATTTGTTCTTTCTCCATTTGTTTGGCTTCTTCTAGTTTGCTCATTACTGAATGAAATGCATCAAACCAATCTACCCCTTCTTCAATCATCCAAATAAATTGTTCTTCTAACCATTCTACTGCCGTTTGTTTATTTTCCATATTAAAATAGTGTTAGCTGGTCTGTGTGTTGTTTAAATCTTTTCTCTGATGCTTTGAAATAATCCTCATCTAGCTCGAAGCCAGTGAACTCAAAGCCAAGGTCATAGGCTGCAATCCTAGAGCTTCCGGATCCTAAGTGAGTGTCCAGGATTTTATCGCCTTCTTTGGCATAGTTAGTCAATAGCCATTTGTAAAGTTTTGTGGGCTTTTGAGTTGGATGAATTTTAGATTCATATCCTGAGGAAAAATGATGCATAGAAAATCTCCTTGCAGGAATATTAAATGAAGTCCAAGCCAATTCAAAATCAGCCATATCATTTGTACCATTCATTTTATCCCAGCTTATAATACTTTTGGTGTTTCCTAAGTATTCAAAAAAATAATTAGCTCCCCAAATAATTTGATTTTCAGAAACTCTAAATAATTCATTCCAATAAATTTTATTAGGAGTTTTGCTATCCCAATTTTTTTTATTTTTATTTAATGTTCCAAATCCACTTTGATTTGTAATGTTTATCCCATAAGGCGGATCTACAATCGCCAGCTCAAAGTGATTGTCTGGGTACTGCTTCATTCCTTCGATGCAATCCATATTAAAAACTTCCGATTTACTTTTCATATTTGGTTTAGCTTAAATTTATCTAACAATTCTTTGCAGTCATCTATTGACCTAACAACTGCATAATAATAACCGTGAATGAGTGCCCTTTTCTCAAATGATTTTTGATTAGGTGTCTGAACTCCTTTTCCAAATTTAACTTCCATAAATATACCGTGCCATCTTTCATTTGAAACCATTAAAAAAAGATCAGCAACTCCAGCCAATTGCCCTTCAGCTTTTAACGCAGCAGCAACTTTTATATGTCTTAATCCACCATTTGGCACACTAAAAAATGGAAATGTTTGAGTTAAGTCAAGATATTTTACAATGCTTACTTGTAAATAATGCTCATCTTTTTTCATAGATATTTAAAGGTAGTAGTGTTTTTCTTTGAACCGTTTAACATATCAGTTAAATATCTTCTGCTTAAATTTATTTTACTAGATAATTCCTTTGATGAATTATGGATTTCTCCATTAGATAAATCAATAATTTTTTTTGTAATTTTTAATTTAAGTGCATCCATATTTGTTTGACTTACTTTTTGTAATCCAATTTTGTATGCGTGTTTTTGATTTTCACTTTGAGTGCACCATTCTAAATTTTCTAATCTGTTGTCTGTTTTTATTCCATTAATATGATTGACAAATTCTTTACTAGAATCTAATCCTAAAAAATTAATAGCTACTAATCTATGCACTAAAAAACTTTTGCCTCTTAAACCAAACTCAACTTTATAATAATTATTTACTAAGTGTTGTTTTAATAATTTTTCTTTTACTATTCTAAATCCTTTGTTACAATTTACTTTTCTTTCTAATGATTTAACTCTACCTAAATTGCTAACCTGATATTTAGATTCATATCCAATAATGTTTTTCCAAATTTCCATATTATTCGCAAGGTTTAATTTCTCCAGTTTCAGTCAAGTAAGCCTTGAAGTCTGCAAGGTTTTCGATGAACTCTTGATAACATTTAGTCTTGCAAGCAATAATTAGCTCATCTTTGTCCTGATATTTAGGTAATAACGTAGCATAAATTCTTTTTTTATCTTCTACGCTTGCTTCATAAATACCAAATTGAACAATATAATCGTATAAAACGTGCAATCCACCTGCAATCCAGTTCATTTTAATTGACTTTTCTTGGCATCGCATCATCTCTTGAGCGTACATATTAGCAGAATTAATAGCAGCCATCTTTAAATCTGCATCGGATGGAACTGGCGAAGCTGGTTCTACCTCCTTTTGCTTTACGATTCGCATCACTTCACGCTTCTGCTCTACATATTTTTTAATCCATTGAACAAAGTTGCTAGGCGAAAAGAAAATTACATCGTTTCCAACAGAATTGTAGTCACCGTTTAAACCTCGTTTTAAGGCTAGATTTATCTCATCGATAGACAACTGCCCAAAGGATTTAATATCTTCCATTAGAACCAAGACTAGAGCCTTGTGCTCGGCATCTGGTAGTGGCTTGCTACCTAGCTTTATCTTGGCTAAAGAAATAGAGCGCATTGCAAGGTTCATTAAATCCTGATCTGTCAGGCTTGAAACCTTTAAAGTTGTCTGAGCAGCTACTACATCCTTTTCGTATCTGGATAGGCTGGCTAGGTTGCTATTTATAGGGATTAACGAAAGTTCCATTTTGTATTTCTTCTGTTAGTTGGTCATGAACATTTTTCAAACTTATCATATTTTGCTCTAATTTCCCGAATTGTTGTTGTGGTTTATTAGATGTAAACTTAGTTGCATTATCATTCCAAGTTGCAATTCGTCTGCTAACATTAAAAAACTTCTCGATTTCCCATCGTTCTTTTCCTTTAGCATTTTTCTCAGTCCAATAATTATAGAATTTAACATACTCTTTTTCATCATTAAATAATGATATATGTGGCGAAAGAATTTCGCTAAACTCTACTTTACTTTTATTTACTTTACTTTCTTTTTCTTTACTTTGCTTTCCTTTACTTTGTTGAACGGTCGTTGAACGGTCGTTGAGCGTTCGTTTAGCGGCCGATGCTTTTCCTGCCTGTATGCGTTGTTCACGCATTTTAAAGTAAGGCTCAAGGTACACTAACATCTTAGGAGAAAAGAATTTTCCATCCTCTTCAAAGTCAAAAAGCTCATAGTTACAGATGACCGTTTTTATCTTAGCATCCGATGTGCCAAACTCTTCAGCTAACAAATCGCAGTCAGCTAATGGATACATAAAATCGTGCTGATCTCTAAGCGTTTCTAATAGCATAAAGTAAATGCCATAGCCCTCAATGCCTAGTTCTTTTCTTAATCGCCTTATTTTGCGATCGTGTCTTGCATTAGAAAAATGCGGAAAATAAAATGCTTCTTTTTGCATATAGTTAAATAAAAAAGCCAGTCTGTGTGAGAGAACAGAGCTGGCTTAGTTGGTTTTTAAACCCTTAAATACCGAAAGACTCTCACCCCTTTCGCTATTTATACCCAAAGATAAAAATAATTAT